TTAAGGTAACAACTACTTTCTTAATACCAGACATTATCAACACTCCTTATTCTAAGATAGGTTCACACTTGCTTGATGCTGTGTACTTCCCTTGCTTACAGATATGATGTATCACATCTGCTCGCAGAGGTGAGAGGGGGAGAGCGAGCGAGGTACGAGTGAGCGGATGAGCCCCGAGAGCTGGGGCGAAGAGCGTTGAGTTCATTGGTAGTCAACCAGCCCATGAGGAACGAATTGGTTGAATGCCAATTCAACGGGCTTCGACCCCCGCGGGGCGAAAAACGCATGGGTACCATGCAATGTATATCAGGTAAACCCACTCTAGAATAATTTTTGGGATTTAGGATTGCTTACCCAAACTTTAAAGAGGAGTTCAATAGGAGTGGCCACTCATAGCTAAGTGTAGCTATTATTTTTTTTACAGCGATAATAATAAAGATGGTATGTCTAATAAAAAGATTGTAAACTTGTGGTGTGTTTTTTTAGTTAATTAATTATAGAGGTAAGACATAACTACTTTTTATAAGTCTGCGACTCGTAATTGGGACGAGAAATATCTAACTTCTAGTGGGAAGTTAGATTACCAAAACCTTTACAAGTCATTAGCTGAGATAAATGGATTCAGGAGCCGGGAGAACCGTCTTAAATTATTTACTGATGTAAAAGATTGGTTTGAAAAGAGGAAAAATACAAACAGGTAAGCTAAAGAGGCTCTTCAAAAGAATAGCCCCCAAGTTTTACCAAAGAACGGCTGAGGATAAGGCTGAATTTGATATGAACATGAGCCAACATATGGTTAAGGATGAGTTATCTTTTTTAACTAAGATGATTCCTCACCATAAAGGGGCTATAATGATGGTGAAATCTCTGGTAGACGAGAACGAAGAACTTCCACAGGAATTACACGAACTTCTGGTTGGGATAGTAGAATCTCAGAGGAAAGAGATAGAGATTATGGAGAAGCTCAAAAGGTTGTATAAATACAAAAAGTTACATAAAATTGGAGGAAAGCGTGACTATTAGCTTAGCAAGGAGGATTCTTACTGGAGCTTTGAGCTCTATTAAGATGAAGAAGACAGCAATAAGGATGGGGACTGATTCTTCTGGATTAAGAAAAATGGCTACTTCTACCATAGCGAAGGCTAAGGCACAGAGTAATACGGCTAAGGCAGCTAATAGAGCTGCAGGTCCTAGGTCTGTGAAGAGGAAAGCTGTTAAACCTAAGAAAGGTTATCAGGCTCCTAAAGGTAAAGGTGGTGGGAGAGAGAGACAGATTGCAAAGGCAACAAGGGGAACCTCTACTCGTGAGCAGGAGAAGTTAAAAAGAATGAGCAGACCAACGGCTAATACCCAAATTAAGAAGCCAATGAAGCCTTCGAGTGATTACCATAGGAAATATGGGAAAGCTAGGGATAGGGACTTAGGGGATGATTAAAGATGCCTAAGTTCGGAGCTAAGTCAACGAATCAATTATCAACCTGTAGGGACGAATTACAGGAGGTATTCAATGAAGTTATCAAGACGGTGGATTGTTCTGTACTGGAAGGTCATAGAGGCAAAAATCGTCAGAATGCGCTTTACAAAGAAGGGAAGACAAAGGTTACATTTCCTAAGGGTCGTCATAACAATTCTCCTAGCAATGCTGTGGATGTTGTGCCTTACCCTGTTGATTGGTCAGATAGGGAAAGGTTCACATTATTTGCAGGCTTTGTACTCGGGATAGCCAAAAGTATGGGTATAAATCTAAGATGGGGTGGTGACTGGAACCAGAATTGGGAAGTAAACGATAATAAGTTTGATGATTTTCCTCATTTTGAGATTCGAGAGTAGATGTTTACAGTTAATATAAAGCACCGCGGTGACGATGCTCCTACTGAATACGAGGTTTATGAGCAGGATGAAATGGATAAACAGGGTAAAGAGTATGTTCACTGGAAAGATGCAAGGGTTGGTGACTGGGCTTTATCTGATGATGGGTTCTGTGCTAAGGTTATTAAAAGGACAAAGTATCCTAATGACAGGGGTGCTCATACTGTATATCTCCGTTTGCCTTGGGGTTATTTTATGTGGAATCCAAAGTACCCTACTACAAAGTTTAATGTTAAAGGGAGGATTACTCCTCATACTCTTAAGGGGAATCCTTATCTGTCAGGTGCAAAGAAGCAGGAAAAAATGAGAAACCTTGCTATGTGCTACGCACAGACAATGAATAAAGACTTGGCAATTGACCTTGCTATGGGTTCATTGACTGATAAGATGCATATGTCTTGGAAACGTAGAATGAAAACTGAGGTATTTAGAGATATGGTAAGAGATGAATTACAAAAGCTCCTGAATGAGCATGGTTATACAGCGGACTGGACAATGGAACTACTTGGAGATGCCATTGAGTTGGCTAAGGGTAAGAAGGATGTTTCCAATATTATGCGAGCTGTGGAGAATCTACAGGATATGCATGGCATGAAGGACAAGGCATTGACCAAGACCACTACTTCTATAGAGGCTGTATCCACTAAGAAGATGCTTGACGAGATAAGCGAGGAAGAAAAGAAACTAATAGCTACGCAGGTAGTTGAGGATGCTGGAGAAACCAGTAGTAAATGATTACGAGGAGCGTTACGAAAAGCTCCAAGCGCTAAAGAAGTTAAAGAATAATATAGGTCTATTCGGAAGATATTGTTTCCCGACTGCTGCTAAGCGTACTACTCCACCTTTCCACGGTGAAATCTATAGCCACATAGCTAATAAGGCAATATCTCGAGTTTTAATAGCAGCACCTCGGGGAACAGCTAAGTCAACAGCTGTCTCACTATTCCTTCCTCTTCATAGAGCAGCCTTTAAAAGTGATGATGAAGACTTATTTATCGTTATTATCTCAGAATCACAGTCCCAGAGTGTAAACTTTCTTTCAAGGATAAAGTACCATCTTGACCATTCTGACAAGTTTAAGACTGTCTTTGGTGATTTTTCCCAAAGAACTGCAAAGAGATGGACAAATTCTGATATTATACTGGCTAATGGTACTAGGATTATAGCAGTAGGTACTGGACAAAGAGTAAGAGGGTTTATTGAGGGGGACACACGACCTAATCTTATTATAGTAGATGACTTTGAGTCTGAGCTGAATGCCTTTACTCCTGAGGGAAGAGTAAAGAATAGGAAGTGGATGACTGAGGCTGTGATACCTTCATTGTCTGATGATGGTAGAATAGTCATGATTGGTACAGTAATTAGTGAAGACTGCTTTCTTTGTTGGGCAAAAGAGTCTAAAGCATGGGCAGTGCTCTGGTACAGTATCTGGAATGATGATGAAGAGAGTATCTGGCCCCAGAGATTCCCAATAGAGCGTATCCTACAGATAAAGGAAGAGTTTCAGAGTGTAGGGAATATAAATGGGTTCTATCAGGAATATATGAATATAGCCCAATCTCCTGATGATGCTCCATTTAAACCTGAATATATACAATTACATCATTATGAATTTGAACGGAGGATGGGACAACCATGTTTAGTTAAAGAGACAGGAGAAGGAGAAGATGTTAAACCAATTGAAGTCTACTGCGGGATTGACCCTGCAAGTAGTTTATCTGCTCGTGCGGACTATTTTGTTATTGCTACTATTGGTGTTGATAGCGACAACAATAAGTATATACTCGATATTTACCGTACTCGGCTCGACCCTGCTCTCCAGCCTGACATCATCATTAAGACATTTAAAAAGTACAAACCTCGCAGAATGAAGATAGAGACTACAGCTTATCAGGAAGCTTTAAGGAGTGCAGTCCGTAAACAAATGCTGGAACAAAATCTATACATACCCGGTTTAGAGACTGGGGTAAAGCCTCGCTCTCGTAAATCAGAGCGTTTAATAAGTCTTGTTCCTATACTTGCTAAGAAAGAGTTTTACTTTAGACCAGAGGATATAACTGCACAAAAAGAGTTCTTAAGTTATCCAAGGGGAAGGCATGATGATATAATGGATGCTGTCTGGATTGCCTTGGATAAAGCCTTTCCATGTAAGAGAACAAGTCTGGATGGAACAGTAAAGAAGAAGAAAAGAAAAATACTTGATTGGTTGACTATGTAAGGATTAAATTTACTCAGTAATGATTATAACTAAGAGAAAGTAATGGGCAACATGATTGGCATAGGCGATTACCTGAAGGAAAGGCAGGATAATGCTTTTGGACCTGAACCTGAAGGGGAAGGTGGTTTTGAATTAGGTTTAGATAAGGGAGAGTATAAAGAACTCTACAACGAGAACCCTAATAAAGAACAGGAGCAGCTAGATGTTTCTGCAAAGAAAACCACTGTTCCAGTACAAACACCTACACTCGATGTTGAAGAGACACCCGGTGTTGGGCCAGCAGATATACCTGAGGAAGAATTTAAAAAAGGGAAGGGGCTGCTTAATATTGGTGGTTCAGAGGGTATGCCCGGTGTATTCGGGAAGATGCAGAAATGGAACAAACAAGGAGGTCTCTTAGGAAAAGCTATGAAAGGTATGAATGAGGACCTGACAGATGAAGACGTAACTTCAAAGATAGGAGAACTTTCGGATACTTTTACTGGTGGAGAGGGAATAGGGAGTATGTTAAAGAGCTTTGGACAATCTCCAGAAGGAGCCCCTCAAACAACAACTTCTAATATACAGAATGCAGCAAATACAGGTTCGGGACGAGACGAATATAGTCAATCACGACCTCAAGGGGCTTATTACTAATGGCTGAAGGGAAAACAGATAGTAAATATATAGAAGAGACTACTGAGCTCTGGAAAACCTATAGTAATAATAGGGAGACTTGGGCGCAGCAGGCTCAGGAGGATAAAGAGTTTAGATTGGGTCGTCAATGGACTGCTGAACAGAAAAAGACTCTTGAGGGCAGAGGTCAAGCAGCTATTGTAATAAATCGTATTCATCCAGCAGTTGAATCTGCTAAGGCAATGATAACAGCGAATAAACCCTCTTTTAGGGTTTCTCCAAGAGAGGATAGCGATAACAAGACCGCTCAAGCAATAAATGGGTTATTGGAATATATCTGGCAAATCTCCGATGGAGACCAAGTGTTGAGGAATGTAGTCGATGACTACTATGTATTGGGTATGGGTGCTATGCAGGTCTATATCGACCCAATGATGGATATGGGAAAAGGAGAGGTTTGTCTACATGATATTGACCCACTTGATATATATATTGACCCTAATTCAAGGGATAGATTTTGTGATGATGCTGAAAATATAATTGTTAGTCGTCTATTTACAAGGGAACAGGCAGAGAGTTTGTATCCTATGTATGAAGCGGCTATAAAGAATGCATCCACAGATTCACAGCAATCGGATAGACCTACTACGGACAGAACAGATGAGATAGGTCTTGTTTTCCCAGAGACTTCTGAGACAGATACGAGAGTTACTTTTGGTAAAAACAATGAGTATGTAAGAGGTTATGAGAGGTATTCTAAGGTTGTAGTCAATATGCATAGAATAAAGTTAGACTGGAGTGGGGAGGAAGATTTATTAGATGAAGCAAATTGGCCAGCTTTCCTTGACAAAAAGTTTTGGATTATCAATGGTCAGATATTAGAAAAAGAAGAACAGGCTAAAGCGGTTGCTGATGCTGTAGTAAAGAAATATGCACAACAAGAACAGCAGGCTGAACAGAAAGGCGTGTTACCTCCAGAGCCACCCCAGCTTGAAACAGTTACTGCATTCGACCTTATAAAGCAGGGAAGGATAGAAGAAGTAGTTGTCCCAACAAAAAGAATTCAAACAACAGTAATAATGGGTGATAAGCTTCTGTATCAGAGGCTCTTGCCAACTGACAAGTATCCTATAGTGTTTTTTATGAATCAGCATACAAGGACTCCATATCCTGTATCTGATGTTAGGATGGTCAAAGGGTTACAGGAATATATCAATAAGACTCGTTCCTTAATTATCGCTCATGCTACTACAAGTACGAATACTAAGATTCTCATACCAGCTGGTTCAATGGATATGAAAGAGTTTGAAGAGAAGTGGGCTCAGCCCGGTGTAGCAATTGAGTGTGATTTCGACCAAGGGCAACCTGTGCCAGTAGCCCCAACACCCCTTCCGAACGAACTCTACTCCAACGAAACAACGGCTAAATCTGACATAGACCATCAATTAGGCCTCTACGAAATGATGATGGGGAACTCACAGGTTGCTCCTAATACATATAAGGCTACGATTAGTCTTGATGAATTTGGGCAAAGAAAGATGAAAAGCAAATTAATGGATATTGAGGTTGGATTAAGGAGAGTAGGGGAGATAGCTATTCCTATGATGCAACAACTTTATAAGGAAGAGAAGTATGTTAGGCTACTCAGACCTAATAACTCAATGAGTAAGTTTGCTATCAATAAAAAACTTTATGATGACAAAGGTCAATTGGCTAATGTTATTCACAGGTTGGACGTTGGAAAGTATGATGTGATAGTTGTAACCGGGTCTACTCTTCCAACTAATAGATATGCTCAGCTTGAAATGTATATGGATGCTTATGAAAAGGGTATTATTGACAAAATGGAAGTTCTGAAAAAGACAGAGGTATTTGATATGGAGGGAGTCTTAGAAAGGACTGACTTGATACAGAAGCTACAGACACAGCTTAAGCAGGCACAAGAGTCGATTAAAAAATTACAAGGTGACCTTCAGACTCGAGAGAGAGAAGCTTACCATGCCAAACAAAAGGCAGAATTAGAAAAATTTAAGGCTGGATTAGACTCAACCTCCAATAAGGCGAAAGCCGCTGGAACAGTCTTTGAGAAACGCCTTGATGACGCAATGGGCCAGATAAAGAAGGAAGTCAGGGAGGCTTCCAAAGATGAAGCAAAAAAGAGTACACCTTCCAAGAAGGCCAACTAAAGGAAGCTACCAAAGGAGATTATCGTGGAAGAACAACAGTTAACGGATACTCAACCTGAAGAGCAAGGACGTCCCCGGAATGAACTGGGACAATTTGCCCCTAAAGTAGACCCCGTTGTAGACGATGTCGTACAGTTCGGAACGAAAGTAGACGAACAGTCGGAAGCATTTCCGACAGGAGAAGAGAAACTGCAAGTCCCCCAAGACAGTATGAGGGGTACACCTGCAGAGGATGAAACTCAACCTGTAACCCCGCAACCTCAAGATGTGAATACAACTGATAATGAAGAAGTTCGTTATCAGTATTGGCAATCACAGGCTGATAAGGCTAAGAATGACTTAACTAGTGTACGAGAGCAAAATCAATTGCTGCAGAACCAGTTAAACATCATGAACCAGCAGACTCAGCAAACACAGGAGCAGACACAGGAAAAAGAGAATACCGACTTTCCGTCTCCACCAGAGAGACCCCAAAAGCCGAGAGCTTACAATCGAGAAGAGGCTTATACTGACCCACAGAGTGAATCTGCTCAGTACATGGATAGCATGGAACAGTGGAGGGACACTATGGATGAGTATAATCAATTGCATACGCAATATCAGACTGAACTTTCAAGAGCAGAAAGGATGGATTTCATAGAACAACAGAAATACCAGCAAAATCTGCAAGAAGCTCAGAGACAAGAATATAATCAGTTAAACCAAATGGCAGACCATGTTAGGAAGGAATATAATGCTTCCGATGAAGAGCTGCGTGAGTTTTACCAAAAATTCTCGTCTGATGATTCTATAACGCTCGATAACCTCTGGAAGTTATACCAAATGGAAAAAGGTGGCAGAACCGGTGGGCCAGCAGCTCCTCCTCAGGGAGGGAGTCCTGTTTTCGAACAGACTAAGCGAGCTCAACAGGTAGCAGCCCCAATGGGTGTAGCATCCGGACAAAGCAACTCACAGCAGGGGTCTGCAGAAAACCAAATAATGGATAGCCTTATCGAAGATTATAACAAAAACAATCCTTGGTAATGGCTGTTAAATTGATAATATAGGAGGTATTAGTTATGCCAGAAGCTGGACAAACTAAATATAATCCTTCGTTTGGTGAGAGCGTACAGGGCATCTCAATTGATAATAATCGTCGAATGTTTGCATTTGGCGAGAGAATCTCAGAGCTTGCTCCACAGCAGTCTCCATTCTTTTCATACCTAACAAAGGTAGCTAAAAAGTCTACCAATGACCCGGTGTTTAAGAGCTTGGAACAACGTCATCAATGGCAACGAAGGAATTTTTCAGTCAAAGGTACACTCTCAGCAGAGGGTGTTTTGGCTGAAGGTGCCGTAACTACAGTTGATATGGTTTTTGATTGTGGTTACGATGACAAAGGGATGGTCTCTGCTGGACAGCATTGCCCATTCATAATACCGGGAGCGGTAATTGCGGTTAAGTCAACTGATGGAGTACTCGTTTACAGGATAAAAGATAGTGATTCAGGAGGAATGACTGTTCTTACAGGTGAAGGTGCGTCTTCAGTGGCTGGGAAAATCGTTCATGACACAACTGCTGGTGATACGACTATTACTGCAGGTGATGCTATGCTAATTGGTTCCGCTAAAGGTGCTGACGATGACCACGCAGATGATGCCCCCGGTCAGGTAATTGGTACTGCATGGGCAGAGGGGTCAAAAGCTCCGCTTGGTTGGGAAGATGCTCTGTTTGATAGAGAAGGATATTGTCAGATATTCAAAACTGCAATGAATCTCTTTTCAGGCACTTCACAGGCAACTGTCTATCGTGGGATTGCAAATGAGTACAAACGTGTATGGACTGAAAAACTCATGGAACACAAAATGGACATGGAGCAAGCGTTCTTATTTGGACGTGGAGCCCCGGGTGGCACCGAAGGTGTTACTGGTTCATCAAGTGAGGCTGCCGGAATAAGACGTTATACTCATGGAATAGTTCCTTACACTGAAGTTAATGGAAAGGTCTATAACATGACCTACGCCAGTTCAGGATATGATGCTTTCTTAGATGCAATGGAAGACTTCTTTGCACCAGAGAGCGGAAACTCCGGAAATAAACTCGTTTTATCTTCAAGAAAGGTTATTACCTATCTGAATAAAATAGGGAATGGCGGATTCCTGAATAACACAGTTGGGAGCTCACAATACAGGCTTGATGTTCAGAACATTAAGGGCTCATTCGGCCATAACGTAACAGTGGTAAATACAATATATGGTAATCTTCACTTCGTTGCTGAGCCTTTGTTCCGCGGACCTTGGGAAGACTATTGTATGGCTGTGGACATGAAGAATCTTGCCTACAGACCATTGGTAGGTAATGGAATTAGTCGTGACACCTTTATTGAAACGAACATTCAAGACAACGATGAAGATGGAAGACGTGACCAGATTATTACTGAAGCTGGTTTAGAAGTAACTCTTCCTGAAACACACGCTGTATTGAAGTTTAGTTAAGGAGGTAGAAAATGGCTTTTACTAAAACAAGTGCAAATGGGAAAACTGTGTATCAAGAAACATCTACTTTACCAGCAAGTGCAACAACAGGATATAGTAGCGAAATTGACTTTTTTAGCTTTGACTCTAGTCTGGCAGAAAAAAAAGTAACTGTTATCTTAAATGCTAGTGCTGTGACTGGTGCTAATCTAGACATATCGTTACATGGGGCTTGGGAAGCAGGTGGTTCGAAGGTTGAATTAGTAGCCGATGGATTGGTTACTGATATTACTGCAACAGGTAATAATATAGATATATTGGACTTAAATGCGTATCCAATGCCTTATTATTACATAGGGTGGCTTGCAGCCGAAGATGAGAGTGCTAATACGATTACCTTAACTTGTATTGTCGATGAAGGTAATGTAGGTATGTCAAGTGGAGACTTTACTGGTGCAATTGGTAAGGACCCGTCCTAAAAATCTTAAAATTGATGAGGTAATAGCGTCATATAGGGATTAAAGTTATGGGGGGCTCGATACCCCCCATGACTACTATGAGTAAAAAGAAAAAAACAAGAGTTGTTTACAGTTCGGATATTGGAAAGCCTGTTCAAGGTGTTAAATTCAATAACCGAAAAAAGGATAAAAAGAAGTAATGGCATTAGGAACATTTGGTTCAAGAGTTCAAGATTTAGTAGGCACAATAAGTGACACTTCTCTTATGGAGGATGCATTAACAACATCCGCCAGTGAATTCTTGACGCTTCTACCGCCTGAAAAGTTAGGGAAAATGGCTGAGGCTACAGAAATCTCTTCTGATGGTTTAACAATATCTAATGAAAAGGTTATATCTGTTCATAAGGATGGTTATGCAGCCACAGAGGTTCCAAGAGTTAATGTAGCAGCCGTAAAGGATGTTGGGTCTATAAAGTATGCTACATCACGAGACCCTGTCTTTTATTTAGAAGCTGGAAAAATATTTGTTGTAGCAAATGGTGTAGAGACAACTGGAACAATGATGAATGTTACCTTTCCGGGATTAATTAATGGGACAGGGAGTGGGGCTGTAGATTCTGGAACAATATTACCCATACAATATGAAAGTATAGTTATTTTAGGAGCGGCTATAAAGTGTAGGATAAATCAGATACACTTGTTTAGGGTTGCTAATATGACTCCATTAGTAATAATAAGTGTTGTTCCTGCTACACCGAGTGCTCCTACATTTAGTTATACGAATGCTGAAGTTGCAGATTTGGTAGGCCCATTTATTGATATAGCAGATATGGCAGCTCTCACAGCGAGTGCTCCTGCTTTTATACCTCCAACTTTTACAATATCTACCCTAACTGGGATTTCTCATGACTATCCTGTCCCGCCTGTAGCTCCAATAATGGGAGAGCATTCAATTAAAGTACCAAGTTCAGTACCAGTATTTACTCCTCCACCAATGGCATCTTTAGATTATGCTGACATTGAAAAATGGATAACTGATGAAGAAGACGCAGAGATGTTATCTGCAAGAGTACAGGCAATAGGAACAAAAATTCAAGAGTTTAGTGCTCGTCTTCAATCTGGAGTACAGGAGTTTAATGATGCAAATACTGAATTTCAGGCTGATTTACAAGTAGCAATACAAAATGCACAATTAGAACAGCATGAAGATACTCATAAACTACAGATATTTTCTGCTGACCTCCAGAAATATCAAGCTGAGGTTGGTACAAGGGTACAGGAGAATCAGGCAAGACTAACACAGTGGCAGGGTGAAGAATCACTTGGTCTTCAGAAATATCAAGCAGATATGCAGAATAATTTAAATGTATTTAATGAACAGCAGGTTGTATTTCAAGAGGATGTACAAAGGACAACACAAAATTTTCAGAAAGATATGCAGGTTGCAACTCAACAGTTTACAACAGATTTTGGAGTTCAGCAGGCTAATATGAGCAAAGATGTTCAGATTGAGTTACAGAATAGTGTACAGCAATTTCAAGCTGATATGCAATTATTTCAGTCAGAAATGGGAAAGTATTCAGCAGAGGTACAAACTTATGGTGCTCAGGTGAGTACAGAAGTTCAGGAAAAACAGGCAACCATGGCAAGTCACCAACAAAGTTATGCAGGACTGATGGGAGAATTACAAGGATTGCAACAACAATATGCACAAATGCTACAAATGTTAATAGGAGGTTAAAATGGCTACAACAGTTTCAGTTCAGTATTCTGTTTCAGCAACACCAATAGAAGAAGTAGAGCTAAGTGATACAAACAATACAGTTAAGTCGATTCATTCAGAAATTGACAAATCAATAGGAGGTGGCGGAACGGCTCTTTGTGGTGCTAGTATAAATAATGTAGCTGCTGCACTCGGAGTTGAGACTACAACTTCTAATCAAAGTCTGGATGCTTTAACTGTTTTAACATTAGGAGCCACTGTTGACCTTTTAGTAGTAAAGATTGTTGAGGCCACTGGTGCTAATGCTCCAGCTTGCGATTGTATAATTATGCTAGATGGTTCTACTGAAGAATTAAAATTGACTAAAGTAGGGGATGCCACTTTATTAAGAACAAATGGATTAAATGGTAATGCTGTAGATATTAAGTCATCAGCTGCAGGTCAAGTGTGTAAAATAGATATTTTAGTAGGAAAGGAAACTTAATGACCCAAAAGCAAATGCTTGAAAGGGTTATGGGGCATCATACTGGGACTCCTGAGGCTTTAATTAGGATATGGTTAAATCAGGGATTAGATTCTTTTTGTAGACAGACTAGAATTCTAAAGACAGTTTTTACCTTTCCTACAGTAGCAGACCAGAGGTGGTATGCTTTAGATGAAAAAATTCTAGAAGTAAATAGTGTTGACTATAAAGGATATACAATACCAAGATTACTTGGTAGACCTGAATTAAGGGATTTAAGTTAATGTCTGAAAAATCAGAAGCACAAAAACATAGATATTGGGTAGAGCGAGACTCTATAGCTATCGTAAAGAAATCCGATTCTCCTACTGAGAATAAGATATATGATAGCCCATTAGGGGTAGAAACTGTGAATCTTATGGTTGTTAAGCTGGATGAAGATTTTGTGGATACTGGCTCAGTAGTAACAACTGGTATAGTTTGTGATGCTCCTGCTGCAGGTGTACAGTTAACATTTACTTCTAGTAGTCATAGTTTTTTAGATGGAATGGATGTTACACTTTCAGGATGGATAGACGATGCTGGTGGGGCTGCGGTAGCCGCATTAAATGGAATAACCTCTCAAGTAGAAAATGTTTCTGGAGCTGATTTTCAATTAGAAGGTGTTAATCAAAATGCTGGTGAAACTATATTGGCAAGCACTGGGGATGCAACTCCTACTAATTTAACGGGAATAGGTATAACAGAAAGTCCTTCTATTCCAGAAGAGTTTCATGAGGCAATTGTAGATTATGCTATAATGAAGGGTTATGAGATGAGTCCTGAAGGACTTGCGAGTGCACAATATTTTAAGACAAATTTTAAAGAACAAGTTATGGAAGGTAAAAAATACTCAACTAAGAACCGAAGAGGCACTACCTCTACTATAATACCACAGGACTTCTAATGAAAGAAGCACCTCGGCCCCTGTCTACTTCTTTTACTGAGGGTGCAAAAAATAATACGACTTTTTCTGAGTCAGCCCCACTTATATCTTCTATGGATACCTTTAATCCAAGTGGTGCAATATTTACAGAGATTGAGGGAGAACCAGAAGTTCAGAGAGAAGCTGACCCAAGTGACTCTCTTTCTTCAATATTCTGGCAACATTTCAATCACCCGGTAAGTTTTAGGGATGTTGGTTGGAACAAACCCTTAGGTTCGCTGTGGTTAGTATGGGACAATAGTCCTATTTATTTAGATTCTAGACCAGATTCTATAGAAGACAGTTTGTCAGAATCACTTCCAAAACCACCTATAAGAGCATTAAAAGAATATACGGGTACAGAAACGGAATATACTGAGGTATAGATGAGTGACTTAACTGGACAAGTAATTGCTAATACCTATAAAGATATCCTCCAGATGAGTGGAGGGTTGAATGAGGGTATAACAACAGCCTTAAAAGAACTTCAGGATGGAGAGGGAACTGCTAGCAGTATTCTAATTAGCGAGTCCAAGACTGTACTAGGAAGTTTAGAGTTTACAGGTAGTAATCTTTCTCATAGGACTGGTGGAGTCTTAAATATGTTAGCCACAACAACCTTTAATGGGGGAACTACTACATTTGTAAATGATACTTGGTCACAGAGTGATGCATTGATATCAGGGGATTTGACAGTTTCGGGTGTAACTACTACTGATGTAACGAATGTACAAGGGACATTAGCAGTGAGTGGAGCATCATCACTTGTTGGAGATGTGACTATGGGAGCTGATGCAGAGGTTGAAGAAACACTAACTGTGGGTACTGAGGTTATATGTCCTCTGGGAGATTTTGATACAGTAGGAGTAGATTTAGTTCTTGCAGATGACGTCACAGTAGCGGGATGGATGACTGTAGCAGAATATGCTACAATTACTGGAAATATAACTGGTTTAGGTAATTTAGCAATTACTGGTTCTGGTAGCTTTGGTACTACATTAGATGTAGGTGGTGCATTAGATGTAGTCGGTAATGCGGTATTTGGTGCGGATACTACGATGCAATCAAATATCTATGCTACTGGTGAATTTTTCACAAGCTTAGTACCAAATCCTGCTACAATAACATTAGGGACAGATGCGAAGCGTTGGAACTGGCTTTTTAGTGATAATATCACAAATACTTCAAATATAGTAAGTGGGGGATTATTGACTGTAGATGGAATAGTAACTTTTACCTCAGATGTTGCTTTATCAGTAGACTTTCAAGTAGCTGGCGACTTTAATCTGGATGGAATATTTACAATGGGTGATGGAGGTCCAGTTACAATTGATAGTTCTGGAAATTTTGCTGCTTCTGGATGGGGGTCCTTTGGCGAGCATCTTTTAGTAGGAGACCACTTAATAGTAGGAGATTATGCAACTATTGGAGATTACTTAACTGCAGCTGGTACAATAACAGGAAATGCAAACTTAAGCATTGCGACTACTGGGCTTTTTGGAACTGATGTAAATATAGGACAAGATTTAGCTGTAGTACGCGATACTGATTTAGGGCGTAATTTACAAATAGATGGCGATATGCAATTAGATGGTGTAGGTCACTTTGTAGGAACATGTATTATATATGAAGGAATAAGACCGAATGTAGCAGGAGGTTCAACTGGTCCGGGAACAACTTATGTAGGGAACGTAGACTATCCTTTTGATTCAATGAATGTAGGCGATATTTATATAGCATCAGTAGCTTCTAATGCGATACAGACTTCTAGAGGAGATTTAAAGTTAATGTCTACAACTGGGACAGTTGAGATAACAACTAATTTAAACTTATCAGCAGGTGCAGGAGAACACACTATAAATGGGAAATGGATTGGTAGCCATATTCCTAAGACAGATGATGTTTATACAATAGGGACATCTACATTAAATTGGAAAGAATTATATATCGGAAAGTTACTTGCTTCTTTAAAGATATCATCAGCTGGGGGAAATCCTACAATAGAAACATCTCGAGTTTTAGATGTAAGCTCGGGGATTGATTTAATTTTAACTGGTAGTAACTCTGTTGTATTAAAAACTACTGATATAGATTCTACTGACCAAGCATCTGTTTGGGATATAAAAACTGCAGAAAGCGTTTCTTTAAAAGTTCGGGATAATATCTCAGGGACTGATTATATAGGATTTGATACTTCTGGTAAGTATGTAAATATCTATACTGCTGAGAATATTACTGGAAAGGTAACTCATGTTGGAGATTATTCTATAAATGGTGATATAGATATGGAGAATGGGCATACCCTTACAATGACAAATAGTGGACAGGCATGTGATTTAACTTCTAACGGAACGAATGCTACATTACAAATGTCAACAAATGGTATTATTATTGGGTCAGCTACTCTACTATTATATTCTCCTGCAACTACAATATCAGGGACTTTAAATGTACAAGGAGCAGCAGATTTAGATTCAACCTTGAATGTTGACAACATATCCCATTTCCAAGCTGAAACAATTCATGAGGATACTTTATTTTTTCCAAATAACAATACACGTATTGTATGGAATGATGGTGTAGGACATTCTGAAATAAAAGCTGATACTGTTGCATCTACTGCTGAGTTAGGCGGTGAGTTGCAAATAAAGCATAGTTATCTTGTAAATCATTTTTCACCCAAGAGCCACTTTAATAATCCAACTTTATGGGGTAGTGGAAACTTTCTTGACCAGTATAGTTTAAGGGCTCAAACTAACGAAGGATTAGCTACGAACGGGACTGGTGTTGATGGGAGTTTTCAACATCTTGGAGTTTCGAGTAGTGAAAATTATTGGCAAAACTATGCTTGGATAGGGTGTGCAACTGAGCAGCCAGATTCAGCTTCAGGTGGCGTATATTTATATGACTAATAAAGGAGGTTTATAATGCCAGACCCATCAAGAGGCGGTTCTGGGAATGCACCCGGAGAGGGTATAGAATTTATGGCTTATGCCGAAATGGAACCTGATGTTTTAGTATCTGGTTTGTTGACTATAATGGTTAGGAATATTGATATTGATAATCCAATTAATGGAGAGCCTCAAGATGATATTGTAAGTCGTATGCATGAAGATTGGTCAGATTTACTACCGACTGCTGACCCTCGGTCGTCGATAGCGGGAACATTTCCTAATATGGCTGCAGTACCTACTTTTCTAGATAGGGATGGGGCTGATGTAAGTACCTTGAGGGAAGCTTCTCGTTTATGCCCAGAAGGGTTTAAGCAGGGAGGTGGAGCACATTATAATAGAGAAGATTGGGGACAGTCTTTAGGTGATTATGATGTCTTTTTATACCATTTAACTGCTGGATTTCACATTCAAGGAGAAGAGCCTGAGGATGGGGTAATTCCATATTCTTTTACTGCTAATCAAGATTTTGACGAGGAATTAATAGATGATAATAGTGGTGCTGGAAAATACTATACTGGTGCAGAAATTGATACCCTTTATGGGATTAGTGGTAGTAATGATAACGAATGGGCTGATTACTTTACCCATTATGGATGCCAAAGCTTTGTACGCTCTTCGTTAATATCAAGGCATAATAATGCTTATCAACATGACGCTGTTCATGACCCGGACAGTTTGCAAAGATGGGGAGCTTGGACAAATCATGCAACTGACCATTCTTTAGATGTTCATGATGAATGGGACGAAAAAAGACATTATAATTATTATACCTCTTTTACAAAGAGGAAAGAATGGCATGTACGAAGACCTGAGATGAGTTTGAATCAATTTCCAGACCCGTTTGTTACTCCTCCCGGTGCAGTTGCAATTGTGGAAACAGGTATTATTGATGATTATAACGAAAGATATGATGACTTTGAACAGCAAGATTCTTCTTCAGATACGGGGCACCATGTCACTTATGGTAAAACTCCAACTACTGTTGCGGGCCCTAAAAAGCCGGGAGAACATACTGGTGCAGGAGCTGCTGTAATAAATGAGAATGTTTTCCAAACTGGAATATTTTCCCGAAAAGGACCAAAGGGTTATGATTGGGTAGGAAGAATACATATGTATGATTCTGAAGCTCCGGGTGGTGGTGATGTATGGTCAAACGATTTTGGGGCAGAAGGGAATGTTGGGAATGTAGGAATAGATTTGAGTGAAGGCTCTACTGGCGAAGTAAGAAATAATACATATATGAATCCTACTTATAATATAAAGATATGGGGAGAGCATCCATTACAAGTAGAAGGACATCCTAATGGAATACAAACCAGTCACCGAAATAAATATTGGCCAGTTAGATTAGTAGGACATCCAAATACTTTTTGGAGTTTATGTATAAAGGTAGACGTTTGGGGATGCAGTAGTCTTGCACCTACTATAGAGACGTATCCCGATTTTGACGATGTTAAAGCTACTAAGAAGTTTATTCGTGACAGGATTCAGATTTTTTATCAACCATTTGGTGAAACAGAGAAAATTAAATTTTCAATAGACTATAGGAATTACAATGCCTCATAATAACGGTTTAAAGAAGGAAGACATAGAAAAAAGGGTTATGGAGATACCACAGCTTATTAGTAAATTAACAGAGGAATATAATCAGCTCTTGGGATATCTGAAATGTCTACGAGATATAGAAGGGCCTGAGGATAAAATCAAAGATAAGGAGAAGAAATGAGTGACTTAAAAATAACTCACGCTGGTGCAGTTATGTCTCAAACTAGACAAGGGGCCATGAATCCATTTGCTCCATTTGGGCAGGTGGGGTCAGTATATACTACTATTGGAGATGAAATAAATCCTCCATTGAATCAGGTGTTTGTAGCTATTACAATGGTTACTGATTGTACTTTTGATAGCATTGGAGGTCTTATAGCAGAAGATGCAACAAAGTATATAAATACTGAGACTGCTGCTCATAACTTGGATGATGCAGCTGAGACATCTGCACAGGGTACTGGTGGACAAGTAGTGGATTCAGTTGAGTTTCCTGCTGGAATGACTATCTATGGTAGATGGACAGAAATTGATGTTACTTCTGGTTCTTGTGTAGCTTATATAGGCTGATAAATGCCATTACTTGGATTAGGGACCTCTCTTAAAAAAAGCGGAGGAGTGTTTCTTAGTTATATTAAGAATGGTCTAAAACTGTATATGCCTTATAAAGGTCATCCTGCAGAAGAAACTAAATTCGTAGGCACAGGTTCTACCAGTTTTGATGGTGATGATTATATTAATATAGGAGACCCCACTAATTTAACCTTTACTGAGGGTAGTTTTTCAATGTGGGTAAAACCTACTGATGTTGCTGGTGGGGCTGACCGATTTGATGCGTTATCAAAAGAGGAAAAGGGATTTATTGTTTCATCTAATGGAAGTGCTAACATTGCTATTTATGCAAGGAGAAGCGGAGCATGGGATGATGCTACAGTTTCAACTGTAACTTTTACTGAGAATGAATGGATACATATAGCTGGTACTCACTCTCACTCAGATGGTAATTTTAAAGCATATATCAATGGAAATTTAGAAAGGACAGCAAGTACTGGTGGTAACTTGGATATGGGAGATAGTGAGGATTGGACTATCGGAGCTCAAAAGAGTACTCGTGGGTGGAAAGGATATATCAAAAATGTAGCCATCTGGAATCGTGTTTTAACTGCTACTGAAGTTCAGAATGTGATGTATAAGCAGTATGATGAAATACCAACATCTTCAAGACTTACAGATGGACTTGTGAGTTGGTGGGCTTTGGATGCAGCCGATTCTTTAGGGAGTGAGTTATTAGATACTGAAGATAGTGATTGGCATATAGGTTCAAATTGGTCTATTAGTAATGGTGTGCTTACTTTCAGTGCTCCAGGTGGTTCTGGAGATGATAAAGTTCATTATATAGGAGGAGCTACATATGCAGTAGATAAAGTATATCAATTTGAATTTACATTAGATAATGTTAACCCTGCTGATGGGGCAATTATTGAAATAAAAGACCATACTGATGCTGCTGTGTCAGGAGGTGGTGAAAGTACCTATGGTAATGGAACACATACTTTACTTTTGAAACCACCTGCTGTTGAAAAACTTGCTATTTACGCACTATTGACAAATAGTAGTTTTGATATAACAAGTTATTCTTTGAAAGAAGTTAATATAAATGACTTAAAAGGTTCTAATGATGGGACTATAGTTGGTGCTACTTTAAACACAGACCTCTATGGTGGAGACACCCCAGTAATCCCAAGAGCCATAGATAACGCACCTACAGTTCAAGCAGATGCGATTGGAAGTGGGAGTGCGAGTTTTGATGGAGATGATGATTATATAGATTGTGGTGATGATACAAGTTTAGATATTACTGGTGCTATTACTATTTCTGCTTGGATGAAGGCAAATGCAGTAAATGACCAAGTTAATCCTATTGGTAGGGATGATGGAACAAATAGGAATTACTACCTTTATTTTGATACAGGTGATGCTAAAGTCTATTGGTATATGTACATTGGTGGGCACGGGAAATCAACAGAATCTACAAGCAATATGGTTGTTGGGGAGTGGATGCATATTTGTGGAACTTATGATGGGGCAAGACAGAAATTATATATAAATGGTGTTTTAGAAGATGACGATGCTGAAAGTGGACTAATTGACAATGAGGATGTTAATTTTACTATTGGTGCAAGAGAAGCAGGAGCTGATAGATTCTTTGATGGCAACATCTGTCAAGTAGGTATATGGCAAGGTGCATTAGCCCAAGCAGAAATCCAATCTGTAATGGAGAAGACTTATGAAGAATTGACTGCTGGTGAGAAGAGTAGTTTGGGTGCTGAGTTAGTTGTTAATGGAGGTGCAAGTGGGCAAACAGACTGGACTGATACTAATGGAGATGGAACTGCTGATAGTTGGACTAGAGAACAGACTGCAACAATAGTAACTGGCAATGGATTTACTGGGAATGCACAAAGAGTAGAAAATGATGGTGGGCATAGTAATATCTATCAAAATAGCATCGTTACTGCTGATACTTTATATAAATTAACATTTAAGTATAGAGCAAATTATGTACTTCCTGTTTATACAAACGCTGCAAGTAATCTACTTGTGGAGTTACCTGCTAATACTGGTGATGCTATTTCACATTCAATGTATTTTACTGATGCTAATGGTGGTGAATTGAGATTTCATCAAGTTAATGGAGCAGGTAGATACTTTGAGATTGATGAAGTTTCTCTCAAAGCAGTCACCCACGACTTAGTCTCATATTGGGCTTTGGATGAAACAGCAACTAACGATGGAAGTGTTGCTATAGTTGAAGATAAAAATGATATCACATTTGGTAGTAATATAACTCCAACATGGTCAGATGCAGGGGGAGCAGGAACTGCATCAGTAAGTGGTCAAGTGATAACTTTTCCACAAAGTGGAGTATCTCAGGTAAACGCAAGTGATG